GTCTTTACGAAGAGGGGCATAGCGGCCCTTCCCAGCGCAGTCTAGGCACTGTCTACCGTGGGTCTTGTATAGAAGGTTTGTTTCGTTCAAGACGTGACGTTTGAACTCGCCCCTCTTCATGCGGGTTCGCCGCTTCGGCTTCTTGGTTGCGCCGCGAACCTCGTGGCCCAAGTTGAAGATGGTTGCCCAGCGTTTCTTGTCGCGCACCTCGCACGAGTAGAACAGCTTCGAGCGGTCGTCAGGACTGTCGAGGTTGATGGGTGTGTCCCCCATTGCGTTCGCGGCTAATTCTTCGAGCCGACGCTGTAGGGTGAACAACTCCTCCTCGTATTCCCTGCGAATCTCTGCAAGGGTGTCGCGGTTGATTTTGATACCGTTGCGTTCGACGGTTGCAAGAACGTCCGTGACCTCAAGCGACAGACGCAAAGTGGGCAAGAGTGCCGTGTTCTTCATTGAATAGTTCCTCAAATGTTGTGCCAAAGGCTTCGAGTTGTGCAAGTGCAACTTGCTCGGTGGCAAGGACATCAGCCCTGCCGTACGTTTCAATTATATCCCAAGGGATGTCATAAAACGTTTTACCCTCCTTGAAATACGGCGCGACAAGGTCTGTCTGCTTTTGTACTCCACTATACTTCTCTGCAAGACTAGCAAGTCCCAGAGGCCAACGACGCGCCCGCGCCAATATATATTCCGCAACCATCGTGTCATAGATATGTCCCTCGTAAGTAAATCCACAGTCTCGAATCCAAGACAGGTCGAACTTGATGTTCTGACCAACTACTACGTCCGCAAATTTCAGAGCCTTCTGAAACTTCTCAGCAGCGTCGGGTGTGGGTGGTTGCGTCGAGTGGTAGTAGCAGTCGTAGTCTACACGGCTCGTCAACCACTTATAACCTATTGAAACTAATGAGTTTCCGAAGTACGGCAGCGGCGTGGTTGCACCGTTGCGCTTCTCTGTGTGTGTAGTTTCGATGTCAAAGGTCAGTACGTTCATTAGTAGTACACCCCCCTGTGTACGTCGATGTGGCATGTTATCATACCGTGCCATCCGTTCAACTTATTTTTAGACACGCAGATGTGGCGGACGGTGTTCTCCTCTTCAGACGTACCCGTCTTGCCGATGCCGATGATTACGTCAGCCTCACCCGCCTTACCGGTTCGTGACCCATCTAACATCGAATAGTCAATAAATTGACGGTCGTGTGCCTCGTAACTTGCCTGACTAACTGACCACACAAGAAGCTTGTTACGCTTGGCAATCTCACGGGCAAGCACATACGTCTCCTTGAGCCGCTCGTCACCACGGTTGAACTCCCCGGCAACCCGAAACTTGTCTAGCTGGTCACAGAACATAACATCAGGTTCGTTTAGCTGTGCGTATTCGTTCAACTCCTCCATAGACGTACCTACCGAATCCATGACAGTGAGGTACGGGTCGATGTCCTCTAGGTACGTCTTGTCGAGTTCCGCGCTGGCGTTCTTCATTTCCTCGCGTGTCATTGCAAAGAACGACTGGATTATACGCATCTTGATTTTCTCGGCGGGTTCTTCGTTCGCCCAGTAAACGACCTTCTGTTTGTTCCGTATGTAGTTCGCGGCAAGGAACGCACAGAACGTTGTCTTACCTACTTCCGGTCTGGCAAACAGGATGCCAAGGTTACCCCTGTCCATTCCCGGCAACAAGTCCGAAAGCAAATCCCAGTCAAAAGGGAAGTCGGGGTCACCAACCTCTTCTTCGAGGAGTTGGGACAAACCCTTGTCGAGTTCGCTGTAGGTGGTCTTGTCGGACATACGCCCGTCCTCGACCATGTCAATCAGGGTCTTTAGTTCCCCAAAGTGTTCGGATTCACCTGTGAAGATGGCAATCGCTTTCTCGCCAATCTGGCGGGCACGGTCACGAACCCAGAAGTTCTTGACAACGTCGTACTCAAGGTCACCCGACTCAGACATGCGGTGCGGCAAGGAATCGACGACCTCGTAAATCTCCACCATAGCCGACTTGGGCATGGCAGGGTTACGGTCCGTCACGACAGCCGCCAACTGATTAGGGTGGAGATTAGTTGCGTAAGTCTTGTGTGCATACGCAACGGCATCGAAGACGGTAACGAGCCGTCCCTCGAACATGTCACGGGTCACAATGTTCTTGACCCGGTTGTAGAAGTCGTTGTCTAGGAGGTAACTAAGTACCTGTTTTTCAAGAGAGATATCGCTCAAATGTTCGTTGGCGTTCATCGTCGTTCATGTCCTTTACGTCTTTATCTAAGATAACTAAACTGGTTGGCCGGATGGCCTGTAGTCTGCGAACCAAGTCTAATGCCTTCTTTGTGGCATCCTTGTCGAGTGCAACGACGAGTCGGTCGTAGGTTCGCAGGATGGGTATGTACGAATCGGGTAGGCTCGTTCCTAACAAGGCTATTCCCGAAAGAATATTGCAAACACTGCAAGCAGAAGCACAGTCTTCAAGAATAGCAGCGATACGCCCCCCGCCGCAAATGAAAGGGTTACCTGACTTTCCATATCTCCACCACTTCGGTTTGACCGTACTGTCGAGGGACCGTCCAGCAGCATCGACAATACGGTTGTTATGTTTGATTAAGTAAGCAACCCTATTCATCCGGAAGTCGTAGCGTATGTCTGCCAAGCCATTTCGGTACGCCTCGTAAGCGTTGACCCTGCGAACGTACGCTTCTGCCTCTGGACTGCGAGACAGGGACACAAAAGTATCCGGAACAACAAAGGGAACATCTGGGGTTGCCGGGGTTGCCTGCTTTTTGAGAAGGGGGTGACAGGGTGTGTCTTTTCGGATTCGGAAACCAGTCCGCCCGCGAACACCACAGTCGGCGTGGAAGCAATACCACAGCCGCTCCCCATTGACTTCAGAAACGCTAAAGGTATTCTTCTTGGCACACGAGGGACAGTCCATGCGGAGTTGTCCGTTCGAGGCGAGGGGTAAATCTTCAACGAAGTCTTTTATCCAACTAGTCATGTCCCAAGCGATACACGATATCGAAAACCCGGTCAATACACTTTTTTGGGGTTGACAGCATTTTCCCAAACAGGTAACCTAGTAGGTATACAATCCCTATAGGGGTAACCCTGTTATGAAAAAACCTATTAAAATTAACCCTATAGCTAAATCTCTTAGGGAACCTTACTATAAGAGTAAGACGGTTCCTGACAAACGAAGACAAAAGCTAGACAAACAGGTTAAGAAGGAAACACGAGATGCCAAGACCGAACAAGATACTTGAACCGACAAAGACGTACAACCTGTTGATGACCGTGTCGCAATACGATAAACTATCCGTATACTCCCACGACATGACGAGGCGAAGCTTGGAACAGGTGTCCGTGGCTGACTTGATACGCGATGCCATAGAAGTTTACCTAGAAGTTCTGGAGGGTGAGAATGAGGAAGATTAAACTATTCAAAGACCGCAAGGGTCAAGACTTGGTCCCGGTTCTTGTGGACTCTTCTGCCGGACGGTACGAGGTGGTTGCGCCGGTTTCTTCTGTCCGTATAGGGGAGACTGAACGTAAGCTTGTCAAGTCGAAAGATTGTGTGGACTATCCCAAGTGGGTTACTTTGTTTGTTAGCAAAGACGTAAAAGAGTGCAAAAAGTGGCTTGACAAGTATCGGACAGTGGTGCTAAAGCTTTGTACACCGTATGAGGTGTCCTCGTAACCCACAAGACCGGCCCGAGGCTGGGCTTAAGTTACGTTGATTCCGGTGTAGGTTGCGTGTCGTAAGCAGCCGGAAACACATCTCGTACGGTATCCCCTACGAAGTTGGTAGGTCGTGGGGTTTCCTTTCTAAGTTGGTTCCAAATGTGAGCAGGGCTGGTCTTTTTGACTGGCCCTGTTCTTTTTTGTTTGACACGCCTTTTTCATACCTGTATGGCTAAGTAATCGAAACGCCAGCACAGGAGATTGGCACATGGAAATTACAGTGAAACAACGCCGCGAACTTTTAACGGCACACAACCACCTCAAGACGATGCTTTCATTTGCAGAAGAGTGTCACGATTTGCACCTATCAGACTTGGAAAAGATGAGCCATATCGTTCACATCTTACACAAGACGTTCAACTTCTCTCCAGACTTGGACGAAAGCGGTAACCGTCAATACTGGTCTGACTGGGTTTTCTCTGAGGATGTTGCGGAGCCGGAAGATGACTGAGAACCACGTCGAACGCTGCCACTGCTGGGAGTGCGGTGGCTACGGCAAAAAGGAATACGAGCAGGCTGTCCCGGACCACATCCGGGGCGGCGACCTTGTTGGTGTCATAGGAGAGTGCGACGGCTGCGACGGTGACGGTGAATTGTTACGCGCTAAGATTACGCAAACAACAGTGGTTCGTGCTTTCCTCACGCAGGCGAAACACGCACTAGAAGACATCGAACTTCTTGACACAGACATCGACCTCATCTATGGCAAGATAGACGACGCCATTGGCGACATGGAACGATACGAAGAAAAGGTAGGTACACGAAATGGGTAAGGTAAACGATTGGCTGATAGAGATGGAAGAAGACGCCTCGTACATGACGCGCCAAGAATTTATGGACAAGCACGGCGAGACTGTGGCCGAAGTGTACGACGAACTGCAACTCAAGTGGCAGCAAGACCACGCCGAACCTTCGGAGCCTGACGATGTGGGTTGAACCCAAGGACGACCCCCGCCTCGAAAGTGTGGCTGACAAATTGGCCACGCTAACGAGACAAATTGACAACGCAGACTGGGATGGCAAGCCGGTGACAAACGCGCAACGCAACGAGGCCCGACGCCTGACAAACTTGCAACGCCAAGGAATCTTGTGGGAGCCTAAGTTTTGACAAATGACAAACGGCAAACGCTGACAAAATCCAAACGAGACAAACCAACCACGCTTTCCCCGGAACACGCCTGCGACCTTTGCGGGCAATCCGCCATGACCAAGGAAGGCGACCGGCTGCGCTGCCCGCCCTGTTGGCTAAAAGAACAAGCAAACAAAATAAAACCTATTGACCGGGGCGGATATTATCCCTAACGTTTGTCCATCGTTTTCTAACGAAGGGACAAAACTTATGAAAAAACGTATTCACATAAACCAGCATGTTATCCGGGCCAACGCCAAGAACGGCACCAACGACCCGGCAATCACTGTTAAGACATATAAAAAGAACGTATACGCGCACCGGGTTGATATCGGCGGCGCGTCCACTGTTGTTTACTCACCGGACAAGCCCTTGAACTGTGGTGCCCGTGTCTGGATTGAGACCGATGCGCCGGTTCGTTTTGATGGGGGGCAGATACTGTGAAAAAACAAATTACCTTAGTTGACCATGAACGCATGGTCCATAATGTTATGGCCTGCTACCGGGCTGCCGATTCCGTACAGGTTGCGGAAGGCTTGCTCTGGTATTCCGACGCACAGAAGGCGGCGCATGATATCGCGGTTAAGTATGGCATCGCGGTCTATATTGTGGTGGCTGTTATCGCGGCATTATCCCCGAACAACAAATGGTCACGCAATGTTGTCAACGCCGACGCTTTGATTGGTGCTTTCCTGCGGGGCGACGGCATCGACGCGGTGAAAGTCTCGACCTATCACGCCATGAAAAAGAAGGCTTGGGACATCTTGGCGGCGCGTCCGGACTATGACGGGGCGAAGGCTATGCTAAAGGGTCAAAAGATTACGTCCTTTTTCTGCGACATCATGGGGGAATTCAACGTGACCATCGACGGTCACGCCCGCAACATTGCCTACGATGAGCGGGTCGGATTGACTGACGACCGCACAAATATCGGGGTCCGTGAATACCGCGCTTTGCAGGCTGCATATGAAGAAGCGGCACGGCGCTTGGGCCTTATGCCTTATCAGATACAGGCAATCACTTGGCGCGTCTGGCGGGACCGCCACGGCATAACATGACAAACCGGCCACGCTAAATAGATGACAAAAAAGCCACGCTAAATTTTTGGAGTCTGCTTGTTCTATCGGGTCGCCGGGTCAGTGTGGGGGCTGGGAACGGGGCGGACATCGGGTGTCGCGAGTCGCGGGGCGGCACCCACCCATCGTTGCCGAATCGTCAAAAAAGATTTGTGCAAACGCAAAAACCATGCCAAGATTCACGAACTGGCACGGGATGCCAGCAACCAATAGAAGGAAACATTTACCATGTTTGACTTGATACCGAACGAACCCCGGCAGGTTGCCGGGAACGGCTGGGAATACCAGCACACCGACATCACCGACCTGTCCCTGTATGCTGACCGCTGCCGGATTACAAAAGCACCGGTTGCCGCCTTTGTGAGTGAGCCAGACCCGGACAACCCGGACACCCTATGGGAAACACCCCGCGACCTTCCCGGCTTTTCCGCCTTGGTCAATGCCGCGACCGGTGACGTGCTTGCGACCCGGCCTGTTGCGGATTCTTATAAGCTTGTGCCGCATGATGACTTGTTCGCCATGCAATCCCGGCAACTTGCGGAAAGCGTTTTGCCGACTGACAATGTGAAGGTGGTTGATAGGCTCTATGACGGCGGCTTGCGGGCACACCGGACCGTCATGTTTAACGACCTCGACGCGACCATCGGCAACGATGGCGACCGGGTCATGTGCCGGATGGACGTGTTTAATTCTGTGGACATGTCTTGGGCTTTCCAGATATTCAGCGGGGCTTATCGTGACCTCTGCCGCAATACCTTGGTTTTCGGCGGGTCGAAGGCTTACCACCAGAAGCGAAAGCACACCCGGAACCTGTCCCCGGAAGCCTTGGTTGGGAAGGCGACAATGGGTCTCGAGTTTTGGGAACACGACCGGGACAGCATGGAAGCCATGCGGTCAACCCCGCTGACCCGTGACCGGTTCGCTGACGTCTTGGCGGATACCATCTGCCGCAAACCGGGGATGGATAATCTCGAAGGCCACGGGCACCCGGTGAACGAGCGGCTGCTGGGTTACCTGTTGCACCGGTACGACGAAGAAGTATCCGAACTGGGCCGGACTCAATGGGCGGCATTTAATGCCCTGACCCACTGGTCAACCCACTTGGACACCGAATGGACGACCGACGACGGCAAAACCTACCAGACCGGGCGGTCCGGTGCGAAGCCTCACATGGTCGAGCGAAAGCGCCAGAACGACGTTCGCAGCGTTCTTGAATCTGACGCATGGCTGGCGGTCGCCGCTTGATGGAAGCTTTGTATGTTATCTACCGCACAATTACCGTTGTGCTTCTCTGCCTGCTAATCTGGGCATTCTTCATCGTCTGAACATATAGAAAGGAAACAGACATGACACACTTACCGAAAGAACTTATCACCCGTTTGCAGTCTCTTGCTGACGATTTCGAAACCCACATCCGCCGGGACGAACGGCAGCGGTTGCTTGCTAAGTTTCGGGACACCTTCCCGGCAACCGGTAACAACACCGACATGCACGGCATGCCCCTGTCTGTCCCCGTGACCGGTCGGCGGCTTGCCCCTAGTGTCGAAGCCCTGCGGTCTATGTTGGCGGTGCGGTCTTATCCCGTGACCATCCGCACGGTTTGCCGGGTTTTGGATATTGCACCGACGGCGGCGCATTGGCGCATGAAGGAATTGCGGCGGGCCGGTTACCCGGTGGAAACTATCCGCACGGGCGGACGGCTTGCCAAGTATCGCTTGGCCTGATACAACAATGGGGCGGGCGCTGTTGCCCGCCTCAACTGTTAAGGAATGGAATCAATGAAAATAGAAGTATTTGCACACCACAAAGACACCATCAAAAGCCTTCAGGGAAAGGCTGAATTGTTTGCCACGCGCCGGAAGCACAAGACGTTTGACGTGTTCAAGCTGCATGGTACTGACCAGTCTGGCGTCCCGTTCGATATCAGCTTTTACATCGACCCGGGCCAGCAATTCAAAATGGATACCGTGTTTACATCCGACCATCCGGACAACCCGAAGAACACCTTTTCAGCGGCTGACGACTAGCCGCGAACCCGTTACCCTGCCGATGGGGGGCTAATACCTCGGCAATCTTCCTCCCTTAACTTGCCCCCGGCCCTTAGTGTCGGGGGTCTTTTTATGTCCGGGCTGTGTATTTAATCAGGCATCGGGCTGTTTCCCTTGGGTTTTCCCCGGCTGTTCTTGCCCGTCTGTTGCTATGATATCTGACACCGGGGGGCGACCTTTTAGGAAATCAGCATGACAAATCAGCAACGCGCGGGTGCGCGGGCGGGCTTGCATGCGGGTTGCCGGGACTGGTTGCCGGGGTTGGTTACCCGGCGGCGGCCCGTACCGTGTCGGCGATGTGACAAATCAAGATAAAAATCGTGCCGTGCGCGGGCACGCAAGGGCCACCCCACCCCCTGTACAATTGTCTAGCAATCCCGGGATATTTTTTGTATTTTTAGGTAACCTATATGGTATTCCCGGCAACCCGATGGGGCACCCGCACTCCTCACTAGGGGGTTAAAGGAAAACCCGCGAACCCATAAGGGGGGCTTGCGGGTGGATATGGGGTTTACCCCGGCGGGTTGTAACGCCAGTGTACAGTCAAATTTCGCATTTGTCAACAATTTTTTGTACTTTTTGGTTGACATGGCGGGTAACTAGCCCTAAACTACTAGGTTGCAAGGAGATTTTCCCCCATGTTCAAAGCGATGGTAATGGTCTGTGCCCTTTCCACCCCCGGGGAGTGCGTCAGGTTCGACGACACACGGGGTCCGTACCCTACGTACGACGAATGCAAGGCCCGTTCGCAGGAAATGGCTGCGGGCGTGGCTACTATGTTCCCCGTCCCGGCAACCTACGCCTTCAAATGCAAGGAACTCACAGGCACATGAACCTACTTCCCCAGACAAACAACCGCAAACCGGCTCTCACAGACAAACAAGAGGCATTTTTGGACGCCCTGTTCGAGAATGGCGGCAACTTAACGGCTGCAGCAGAGGTTGCCGGGTATTCCAAGGGGTCCACCGCGTGGTTGCGGGACCGCCTAGCCGACGAAATCGTGGAACGCACCCGCTCCCTGCTTGCTGGACACTCTCTCAAGGCCGCGAACAAGATAGCAAGCCTCGTAGACAGCCACGACATCGAACGTGGAGACGAGTTGCGTATGAAAGCAGCCGAGGCTGTCCTCAATCGCGTAGGTCTCGGCAAACAAGAGACCATGAACCACAACGTGACGGCAGTTCACGGTGTCGTCTTGTTACCCCCGAAAAAAGAAGTAGTAATTGATGGCTAGTAAGCCTCGTAAGCGCGTCCTAGTCCCCCCTGACCCGGCGACCGTGGACAAACCCCGTGGTCGGGGCCGACCCAAGAAAGACCCGAACCAGCCCACCGCACAGTACAAGTTGAGTGACCGGGAGCGGGCACGACGTTCCGTCCAGATGAAGTTGCGTAACGCAAAAAAGGCCGCTGCCACGCAGCAGATGAAGGCCAATACAAAGAAGAAAAAAGTAAAGAACTTAAAAGAAACTGCCAGTAAAGTAGAGAAGGCTCTCAGGGGTGAAAAAACTACAGTCATTGACCAAGGTGATTTGGAAAACTTGCCGGGAGCAGTTAGCGACCTTGTCGATGGTAGCCCGGTTATCTTTCGACCAAATGAGGGACCGCAAGAAGAGTTTCTCAGCGCGTCTGAACAGGATGTTCTATATGGAGGTGCTGCAGGAGGAGGAAAATCTTTTGCCCTGCTGGCTGACCCTCTTCGGTATTGTCACAACCCTAATCACCGTGGGCTTCTTCTTAGGCGTACTCTGGACGAACTAACAGAACTCATCGACAAGTCGAAACAACTCTACACCAAGGCGTTCCCGGGAGCCACGTTCCGCGAGTCGAAGTCTACGTGGGTTTTCCCGTCTGGCGCAACCATCTGGTTCACCTACCTCGACCGGGACAAAGACGTGACCCGTTTTCAGGGACAGGCATTCAACTGGATTGGCATAGATGAAATCACGCAATACCCGACTCCCTATGTTTGGGATTACCTGCGTTCTCGTCTTCGTTCTACTGACCCTGAACTCCAGCAACACCTGTGCATGCGCTGCACAGCCAACCCCGGAGGAGTGGGTGGTTGGTGGGTCAAGAAGATGTACATCGACCACCGAGAAGCTAACAAGCCATTTGGTGCTTACGACTTAGATACTGGAAAAACGTTTGTGTGGCCTGACGGCCATCCAAAAGCAGGTCAGCCGCTGTTCTATCGCAAGTTTGTTCCTGCACGGCTGACCGATAATCCCTACCTGATGGCAGACGGCCAATACGAGGCTATGCTCAGGTCGCTCCCGGATGTCGAGCGTAGACGACTCCTCGAAGGGGATTGGGACGTGGCGGAGGGAGCGGCCTTCCCCGAATTTTCAAGGAGACGACACGTTGTCGAACATTTCGACTTACCTACCAATTGGCCACGTATACGGGCGGCAGACTACGGCTATGCGAGTCCGTCGTGCGTTCTGTGGGGGGCTATTGACTGGGATAATAATATCTGGGTTTATCGTGAATTGTATGCAAAACACTTGACAGCGGAACAGTTAGCTGATAAGATATTAGAATGTGAAGAGTTAGACCCCACACCACACTATACAGTCTTAGACTCTTCATGCTGGAACAAGACTGGATTCGGCCCCTCCATTGCAGAGACAATGATGCGGGCTGGTGTTAGGTGGACTCCCTCGGACCGCAACCGTCTACAAGGTAAAATGGAAGTTCACAGGCGGCTTGCTGACGACCCCTACGCCAACGAACCACGTCTTCGTGTATTCTCTACGTGCAAGCACACCATAGCGCAGCTATCAGGCATACCCCTCTCCAAAAGCAATAGTGAAGATGTAGACACAAAAGCAGAGGACCATGCCTACGATGCGTTGCGCTACATGGTGATGACGCGCACGTCGGGATACCAGTCTATACACAAAACACTTCAGGGAATTAAGGAACAAGCCTTCAAACCCTTCGACCAGACTTTTGGATACTAGATGGCACAAAAGAATCTACAGACCGGTGCAAGTTACAAACCCCTCGCGGAGAACTTAGACCCGCGAACAGCCACGCTGCGCGACATCATAGAAGCGCAGGCAAGTACGTTAGAAGAGAGTGGTAGAAAATCT